TCAGTCATTTTACAATTTGTTTGCGGGTGCTAAGGCCGTTTTTGGCATGTTTTCTTTTGCTGGATTGCTTAATGATAATCCAGTCAGGATAATGAGGGCCTCCAGGCTTTATGGGGACCTTAATTTCATTGCTTATGCCGATGTTTACGCAAACACCTCTGGGTATGTTGATTTTGACTCCCCAGTTTCAGGGGTTATCGCTGGCGGAGGGTCTGCAAGCTCTATTACAAATTTAGGTCAGTTCCTCGGTCACCCTGATTACGGAGACCCAGCTAGCCTTGGTGAGTCCGACGGGGCCGTCAATAGATGGTATTCTCAGGGAATTCAGAGCTCGGGGGACCTATATGCTGAATCTTTGTATGTCAGCCCGAATAGTTCACCTAGGTTTTACGACAGCTCTACAAGGACGTTGGATGGGGCTTCTGATGACGGGATCTGCGGTTTAAACTTTCAAAGATCCTTTAACGACAATACGGTAAATTATTTAAATATAAACTCTCCCTTTGAGGCCTCGTCTGTCCTTTTGGTTTACAGGAACCTTACTGGATATGTAAGTTCATCCACGAACAATATATCTGGACTCACTGGTCACCCCTTGAATGAAGGTATATCTATTTTCTCTAAGAATGGCTTCCCTGGATTTAACGATCAATCTTTTCAGGGTGGCGTCGGCGTGTATGACTTAGAAAATTACAGAGGCACCACCGCTGGGTTGGATACCGACCTGCACGTAGTTGGCCTTTACCTTGGTACCTCACCTCAGACATTAGTAGTAGACACCCAGGAGTATAGCGTTGACGGGATTCGAACAACACCACTTGATGGATTCCCAGATAGTTTTAAATTTGAACAGGTGGGTGCAGCCTCGGGGTTTCCTCTTAGAGGGAATCTTTTGGCCGCCATTTACTATCAAGACGATCGTTTCTCTCAGAAGCAGGAGATGCAAGACTATATGAATATCCTTTTTGGATATCAAAATATACCGACATTACCATCAATAGAGGGTCCTTATATAGCTGTTCATACGGTCGATGTGGCCGAAAACGACCCTTCGTCAACAGACCCATTTGAAATCCCTGTACAACTCGTCTCAAACCCAACCTACGACTCTGTGGCGGCTAACGACTTGCTTTTAGTTGTTTTGACTTATGACGCAAGATCGAATGGTGATACCTCGCCAGGATCCACCCCGCTTGGATGGACGAAATTATTCGACTTGTCTACCTCTAATGATACGAATTTAGGCAGTAGTGTTTACTATAGGGTTGCCGATGGAAGTGAGGGTGTTTATGCTAATTTTGAGGTGAATAATTCTGGACAGGATATCGATCAGTGTGTTTGGAATTGCTTCAAAATTAAAGGCGCTGCTACTTCTGGCTCTATACTGGAGTATTCAACTCCTCTTGGCGCTATAGACTCCGAGGTAGTAACAGCTTCAGCCATAAGCAAAGGAACCTCAGAGAACAATCTAGCCCTGGCTTTCGGAGCTGTAGATAACGGGTTTGCAGAAAGCTGGTCCATCGCAGGGACTGGTTGGGCTGGTGTGAATAAAGAGGTTACCCGCACGGGAGCCCCTACGGTAGATGATATAGTCGTAGCTTGGTCTTATAAGGCTGCCCAGGATGGTACTACCACTACTGAGAATGCTGTCTTTACAGCGACGACCCCAGGGTCCTATGCGGATGGGGATAAGATTGCCTTCCAGATCATGATAAATGAATAAAACGTATATTTGCTTTAAAGTAAACTACAATGTCAAATCTCATAAGACAAGGGGACTCTAACCTCGCGAATTTCGGTCAGCTTGGAGGCTATTATATCACCAGTGGGACAGAGATCGACCTCACTGATTTATCGTTTAAGGTGGTAGCGATCCAGTCCCTTGACGATACTACTAAATTCAACAACGATTACACCGTCGTTGAAACACCTACAGTCCTGACAAATGACGTTCCCACCCAGGGGTTTCCACTAGTGCCTACAGATTTTGTAATTAAGAACGGTGTTATTATTTTCGGGAGGTGGCAAAAGGTGAAGTTAGCCGCTGGCTCTGCGATTGTTTACTTTGCTTGACCTCACTTAAAGTGAGTTGTAGAAACGCTGTACCGCCATTCTGCCTTTCTGGGATAGCGCATATCTTACGCGATAGTTGTACTTTGTCTCGTCTCTAAATAGGTGATCCTCGGCGGTTTGAGATGGACTTAGCTTATCAAAGTGCTTGTATATATAATCATCAGACATAAGGGGATATATAATCCTGTCAGCCAAACTGCCCCAAGCGTATCCGTATTCTTTTGAGGCCCAAGAAATGGTGAAAAATTCCAGGTCGTAAATAAAAAGCATAAACTGAAATTGAGCTCTTGTTATTTTTTCGTTTTTCTCCAAGAAGCCCCTCATTGCACCCCTAAGGTTTTTTAGGTAGTTATGCTTTACGTACTTGTCTGGTAGCTTAGACACTTCTCTAAATAACCTTGTTTTCTTGACTGTAGACTTTGGCATCGATTATTTTGTATATTTGATTCTAAACAAATTTACTAACCATGAACTCAAAAGACACCCTGTTCTTTGCTGAAATGTACTCCTTAGTTAAAAAAATGGAGGATACCATTGGTGATTTTGAGATGGAGGATAGGGTCCTCGCCTCTATTGTTGTTGGCGTTATAGATCATGATGCAATGGAGGCCGATGAAACCGAGGCCGAGATGAAAACCATGTATAGCTTTAATCTAGAAAACAGACAAGAGCTGGAGGCAATTAAAACCGTCATGGATAGCGCCTACAAAGAAGAGGATGATATTAATCTTGATGATCTATTGGGCGGACTGGGTATATCATTAAATTAACTATGGAGGGACTTATTAGAAAAATCATTATAGGCAAAGAGCCTAAAGATGGCATGGCGTATTACATCGGCATGCGGGCGGGTAAAGGTCAAGTCACCGCCATCTTGGAGGACGAAAAATATCTCCATAGATTTGCAAAAAAAAGATACCTTATTTATATTGAGAACGAAGAAGGAACTCTTCTCTGGAAGTGTATAGATGAGATGCCTTGTATGCTAGAGTATGACTTAAACTTTTAATTAAATGAAAACATTTGATTTGTTTGTTGTTGAGCTAAAAAAGCTTGTCAACGATACGATCACGACCAATAGTGGTTTAGAGCTTTATATAGACAGTAAATTCAATGAGTTTAAAAACAGAGTCACAGAGGGGCCCGTGGTGGCGTCGCCTTTTAAGTACGATACAGGAGTCGAGGTGGGCGACACGCTTTATTTCCATCATCTCGTTGTTATTAACGACGGCCAGCCTCTTACTGGTGAGGACAATCATTATCTTGTTCGTTTCGATCCTCTGCATACCATTAACAACCAGGCTATTGCTTACAAGTCTGCAAAGACTGGGAGGTTACATCCGCTGGCGGGCTGGTCTCTTCTCGAAGGAGTGGAAGAAGAAGAAGAGAAGCAATCGGGCGTTATTGAGGTTGTTAAACTTAAAGACAGCCCTATCACGAAAGGCATGGTCGCATTTGAAGCGCCTTGGGTAGATGAACTGGGATTAAAAGTAGGCGACGTAGTGGGCTTTGCCAAAAACATGGATTATCGAATTACAATAGAGGGCAAGGAGTATTACCGTGTTCGAGCTGAAGACCTTATGTATGTCGAGAGTTAAAAAGTTTACTACGATTAGCGCTGCTGAAAGGCTCATGCATAGCATGGAGATAGCGATCGACAACATGATCGAAGAAATTAAAAAGCCTGTAGATCCTGAAGCAGGAGGGTCTTCACGTAAGGCTGAGCTCCAATCCATAAAGCAAACGGCTATCGACTGTAAGGAACTTTTGGTGGAGCGACAGAGATTAGAGCAAATGGTTAAAGAACTAAACGACAATGGAGAAATCGAAAAAGACAAAGACTACTCAGGAGGGTTCGCAGAAAGATTCTCTAAATAGTGCTAGTGGATTAATCTACTGGGGTGACTATAACTTTGATAATCAGTCAGATACAGCTGGTTACTTAAAAGAAGGCTTCAATGTTATTTACGATGGCCCAGCAGGATGAAATTCTGACTGAATACCCTTCAACTATAGATTACTACAGTGATGAATGGACTCATGATTGGAGTAGTGATGTAGATAGCCCTGTACATTTTAATCCATGCAACACGCCTAACCCACCGTGGTGGTGCGAAGAACACGAACCAATCCCGATCGAACCGAACATTTTAATGATTGTTGGAATGTTCACATTTGGAGTATTACTTTTGACAAAAAAAATGCACCCGTAGCTCAGCTGGATAGAGCATCTGCCTTCTAAGCAGACGGTCACAGGTTCGAGTCCTGTCGGGTGTACAATTAAATTAAAAAACATGCCAGACTTAATTTGCCAGGAATGCAAATCCGAGAAATCAATCCAAACCCTAACCATGAAGTTTAAGGACGGGGAAGTCTACTACCCTGAAGGCCAATGCGATTGCGGTAAACAAATGACGCTCAAAAACCCCAAAAAAGGAGTACCTTCGTTGGGTAGAATGACAAAGCACGGACAGAGCTATTGATGTCCAGTTTAATCGACATAGAAGGGTATGAAGCTAAAGGGATTAAGATCGACCCTAACGGTACAGAAGGAGAAACTATCGAGCTCCACGGGTTACTCGTTGTTTTACCGAAAAAACCTAAGCGATCTCAGATCCTGTTCCATGACAAAGCAAAGAAGCTGCAAATGTGGAAGCGCATACCTATGCCCCAAGAAATGCAGAGGGTTCGCGGTATGGATGAGTGGATCGAAAAACCTGCCGAGTTTCGCAACAAGTTTCGTTCTTACATCGAGCAAGAGTTTCAGCGTAGGCGAGACGGTGTGTGGTTTTACAATAATGGGAAACCTACGTATATTACAGGGAGACACTATATGTTTCTACAATGGTCTAAAATTGATATCGGATACCCATCATACCTTGCTTTCCAAAAAGAAATCTTTCTCCACATGGCTGCGTGTGAAGCTGATCCTCGTTGTTTCGGTCAGCTATATACTAAGTGTCGTCGTTCTGGCTACACTAATATATGCTCTGCTGTCCTTGTGGACGAAGCTAGTCAAGTTAAAGAGAAGCTTCTCGGCATTCAGTCAAAGACAGGTAAAGACGCTCAGGAAAATATTTTTATGAAGAAAGTGGTTGCGATTTTTCGCGGCTACCCATTTTTCTTTAAGCCTATCCAGGACGGCACGACGAACCCACGAATGGAACTGGCTTTTCGTGAACCCTCAAAGCGAATAACAAAAAACAATAAGACGTCGCACAGCGGAGACGCACTAAACACCGTTATTAACTGGAAAAACACCACCAACAATGCGTATGACGGTGAAAAGCTACACATACTGTACCTCGACGAGGCTGGAAAGTGGGAAAAGCCCACGGACATACGTGAAGCCTGGCGCATTGAACGTACATGCTTGATCGTCGGTAAGCGCGTAGTAGGAAAAGCTTTAGTTGGCAGCACGGTAAACCCCATGAATAAGGGGGGAGAGGAGTACAAAGGTTTGTGGTACGATTCTGATCCTAACGACAGAAACAACAACGATAGAACAAGGTCTGGACTGTATCGCATATTCATTCCTGCATACGAAGCGCTAGAGGGGTTTTTTGATCAGTATGGAATCCCTGTTGTTGAGGACCCCTCCCAAACCGTACACACACATGGTATTGTAAAAGGTATCGACGGAGAAGATATCTTTTCGGGGAGTAAGTCTTACCTTAAGAACGAGCGAAGATCCTTTAAGGATAACCCTTCCGAGTTAAACGAGGTGACCCGTCAGTTCCCCTTCACTGAAGACGAAGCCTTCAGGGACAGTATTGAAGGGAGCTTATTCAACATTGGTAAGATCTACCAACAGATTGAACACAACGAAGAACTATACCCCAACCCCGTAGTGGTGGGTAATTTTACATGGAGGGAAAAGGACAAAGAAGCTGTGTTTTCTCCTACCCCTAACGGCAGGTTTAGAGTTAGCTGGAT